AACAACGTATTTTGATAATTTAGAGGTTTTAAATACTGAATTAGAGGCCGCAAGTTCATTATCTTTAGTAAGTGCCATAAATGATGGTAATTTTAACACATATAAAAAAGAATTTAAACGTTATAATACAGTATTTACAAACCGAATTGATGCGTTTGTACGATCTCGCGATAATTACGGAACGTTTCAAACGCCTAATAAATTTAAAACTTTGTATGATTTAGAAAATCAAAATATTGCAAATGATTATCGAGAATTTGTTTTAAGATATGAGGGTACATTTAGAAACTTAGAAATCAAACCATTAGCATTTAGTAATAAAATTTGGTTTAATTGGTCAGCAACTGATTATGATTTGCAAACAAGCATCATTGACCGAATGACTTACAACGTAAAAAATGCTGAATATAAAATAAAGGCACACATTCCAAATGACGATGATGATGTTACTATAATAAACACAATTAGTTAAAGAATTTTTTTTGTTTTGTTTGTCAGCCGTCGTTTGTCTTTATTGATTTGCGGCGGTTTTTTTACTTTAAACTTTTTTTTATTGAAAGTTTTTTTTTATTTTTGTATTAAATTAAAACTTAAATATATGTTTGAAACACACTTCAAGGCGGAAATGAAGCGCCTTAATTTAAAACGATACGACGTTTGCGAGTTATTAGATTGCACAATGCCGACGTTAAAATCACGTTTAAAAAATTCTGAAACATTTACTATTGGCGAAATAATTACTTTGCATAAGTCGGATTTTGATTTATTAGGAATTTTAATTTTTAACAAAATAATAAAAGAATGAAAACAATTAACATTAAAGGAAAAGATTATATTACAGTTAATGAACGACTAATTTATTTTAGAAGTCAACCAGAGTTTAAAGGATGGCAAATCAACGAAACTATTGTTTCAATTGATGACAAAGAAGCAATATTTAAAGTAACCATCTGCAATAGTGAAGGTCATTTTGTTGCAACGGCACATTCACAAGAATACAGAGATTCAAGTTATATCAATAAAACATCATTTGTTGAAAACGGGTTCACTTCAGCATTGGGCCGCGCCTTGGGATATTTAGGCATTGGAATCGATACATCAATCGCATCGGCTAATGAAGTACAAAACGCCGTTAAGAATCAATCAAGCGTTAAAGATGATAAAAAGTGGCTTACAGAGGCGCAATTGAACGCCACGTTAAAAGCTAGCAAAGATCAAGCGGAAAAGGTTTTAAATACCTTTAAAATGAAAAAAGAGTATAGGGAAAAAATAGTAAGTAAGTTTAATTTAAAATAAATAAATGATGAGTACAAAGTATGAACACCAAAACGGAAACGGAAGTTTGTTTAAAAACACAAACAAAACTTCAGACAATCAACCTGAATATTCAGGAACGATTAAATTGCAAGATGGAACGGAACAACAAATTGCGGCTTGGGTAAAAGAAGGCGCAAAAGGAAAGTTCTTTTCTTTAAAATTAAGTGATGTATATGTTAAACAAGAAGCGGCCGCGGTTGCTGAAGGCGGTGATGATTTACCGTTTTAATTAATAAATGACATTCAAAACAAATGGCGGTTCCTTCGGGGATCGCTTTTTTTTATATTATTTTAAAAATTAGTTGTTAATTATTTGTTTATAAGTGAAATAAAATATATTTTTGGGTATAGCAATAAAGCAATAAACTATTAATTTAAACACTATGAACATTGACACTATTAAATTTCTTCAATTTAGAGTTGAAGCATTAGAAAAGGAAAACAATAAATTAAAACATATTGTTAAAGAACAAAACGATTATATTATAAATGAGGCGTAATTATGAAAACAAAATTTGACACGAATGAAGTTTATCATTCATCGCCCGGAATTAGCGCATCAGGACTAAAATCTATATATAAGAAATCAGTTTATCATTTCTTAAAGCAAAAGCCATTTGAATCGGCTGCAATGGCATTAGGTTCTGCGGTTCATTGCGCTATGTTAGAACCCGAACTTTATTATAAAGATTACCACGTTATGCCAAAGATTGACCGCCGCACAAAGGCCGGAAAAGAAGCGTTTGAAATAGAATCAAAAAAAGCTGAAGGCAAATTATTATTAGGTTTTGACGAACATAATAAAATCACAAAAATATTAGATAATTTTAGGAATCACGATTTAGCGCAAAAATATTGTCAAGGCGAAATTGAATTGTCACACTATAAAAAGCACGATGATGTTGATGTTAGGATTCGCCCTGATGTTTTAAACCGCGTTGAAAATTTTATTTCAGATGTTAAAACGTGCCAAGACAATTCACCATCGGCATTCCGTCGCGATGTTTACAAATATGGTTACCATTTACAATGCGCCTTTTATTCCGATATGTTGGGCGTTCCGGCTGAAAACTTTCGGTTTGTAGCGGTTGAAACTAATTGGCCGTTTTCTGTTGAGGTTTACGGATTAAGTGATGAAATGATTGATCGCGGGCGTAAAGGTTGGCAACGCGCTTTTAACGATTGGAAAATATATGTTGAAACCGGAATAATATCTGGTTTTATTTGGAACGAATTTAATAATGATGGTAGTTTAGTATTATGATAGATGTAAATAAAAAATTAAATGATTTAGTTGACAAGGTTACTGAACATTTTGAAATTGATATAAAACAAAATTCAAGGGAACGAAATTTAGTAATGGCCCGCGGTGCATTTTTTTGGTTGGCACGAAACACAACAAAAATTTCATTGTCTAAAATTGGCGCTGCCGTTGGTCGCGATCACGCTTCAGTTCTACATACTTTAAAAAATATTGATTATTGGTTGAAGTATGATGATATTTTTAATTCGCAATTTGAGAGTTTAAAAACTATTGTATTAAACGAATTTAAAAGGCCCAAACTTACTGCCGAAACAATGCTATATAAATACAATTCAATGATTATTGAAAACGATATGTTAAAGAAAGAAATTAAAAAATTAAAAAAATGAAATTAGATATTAAAATCGTTAAAACAAAAAAAGATCATTATAAGTTAACAATTGTTTCAAAAGATAATACCTTTACGGGAGAGTTTGAACGCTCTGAAATTAGAAATATTATAGGCGTTTTGGACAATGAAATATAAAAATGGCAAAATCAAATCCATATCAAAAATATTTAAAGGGTGAAGATCAGCTTCAGCGGGCCGTTATGAATTACATCGAAATGCAATATCCCGGAACGATTTACACCCATCCAATGAACGAAGGTAAAAGAACGCCATTTGAACAATACAAAATGAAATATCTCGGCGCTAAACCCGGAATCCCCGATTTATTAATTTTTACACCAAATGCAAATAGAAGCGGTTTAGCGATAGAATTAAAATACAAATATAACAAACCCACACCAAATCAAATAAAGTGGCTTAAATGGCTTGAAAACTGTAATTGGGCGGTTAATTGGCATAATAACTTTGACGATTGTATTGACACTATAAACAAATATTTTAATAATGAAATTTAAAGATTAAAAAAATGAAATATAAAGGAGTTTATTTTGACGATACAAATCAAAAAATAAGATGGACACAATCTGATTCAGATAAAATTGCAGTAACCTATCATTACGTTGGTAGTTCAACAAGGGTTGAATTTGATTTATTAATTGAATTACTTTGGTTTAAATATAAAGATACAGAAATTGACATTGCTGAACTAAAAAAAATATTTGATGATTTGCGTTCTTTTTGTGATAACGTAAAATATAATCATATTTTATAAAATATTGTTTTACATTTGTGAAGTTGAGTTGCGGCAACACTAACTTTTTTCAATGCCCTATTGATGATGCGCCCGCAACCGCTGATTTAATAGGGTTATTTTTTACACTATGGAAATAAATAAAATATATAAACCAAAAAAGTTTGCAAGGTTTACCATTGTTCCAAATACTATATTTAGGCACAAAGGAATTTCTGCATCTGCAACTGGGTTATATTGTTGGCTTTTTTCACACGAGGCAAAAACAGAAATGACAGTTCAATTTATATGCGGGCATTTTAAAGACGGCAAAGATGCCATTAATACACGTCTAAAAGAACTAATAAAATCAGGGTTTTTAGTGCGAAAAGAGATAAGAAAAAACGGAAAATTTGCCGGTTACAATTATTATCTTAATGACAAACCTAAGAAGGTAAAGACCACCGCAGCGGAAAAAACCGCAACGGGAAAAACCGCGGCGGTAAAACCGGGCCCGGTAAATCCGCAACAAAGTAATACTAATACTAACTATATAACTAAAGAAATACTAAAAGAAGAAATACCCACAAAATCAAAAACGCCACAATACAATTCAACTGTTTTAAAGGCGTTTCCGCATTTTGTAGAATTATTTCCAATTCAGTATAAACCTAAAACGGAATTACAAAAAAAACGTTGGTTGGATTGCCTAGATAAATTACAGAGAATTGATAAATATAATTTACGCGATGTTTACAATGTCACTAAAAATTTACGCAATGATGATTTCTGGCAAACTAATTTTTTAAGTATTTTAAAATTTAGGAATACTGACAAAAACGGAATAAAATATATTGATCGTTTTATGCTACAACATAAGGCGAAAACAAAACCAATAGGATTCCAAAAAGTTAAAGGTTTAATTAATTTTTATTTATATACTAGTGCAGCGGATGGTAAAAAAGAATTAGGCGCAAAAACAAAAGGCGGTGAATTATTTGAGTTTCACATTAAACAATTGATGCAAACAAACGAATTTAATGAACTAAAAACCTATATAATAAACAATAAATAATATGCTACAAATAAATGAAATATACACTTTAGACATTTACGAACAAAAAATTATTGAATTAGTGGCCCAAATGCGCCAATCTAACAAAGAAAAAACCGGTT